CGGGTCAGGGATGTGATCCCTCTAATCCAGGCAATTGCCCAGATTAGCTGCTACGGCGGCCTTCCAGCCGCCGTAGCTGAGGAACTTAAGTTCCTCGCATCCGTCACTCCAATCCCAAAAAGGTATGGAGTTTCGGATGACTCTAGTCCGTTTCTGATCTCCCGGATTTTGGCGCAGAGTTATCCACTGCACCTGATCCTCAAGACAGGCTCGGTCTACAAGCCCATCCTGCCCAGGATAGTAACCAGGGTCGGACCTACGTACATGTCCCTCAGAACCAGCAATGACCCAACCATAGGGGTTATAACTCCTATAGCCAAGCACTGCTGATGAGGAACCGTCGATCGGGACAGCTCTTCGGCGTCCGACGTTCACCGATTTGCGATAAGCAAACCAGTAATTGTCGAGCACTTTGGGAGTCGTCTGATCAAACGGAACCTTCACCCCAGCATCATCAGACTCCGAGAACGGCACCTTAAGATGACTAATCTTATGAAGCCGCGCAAGAAAGCTGACGACGCTAGGCAGTGGGATATCAGCCAGAGCAGACCACCTATTAAGGCGGTTGATGGCTGAAAGTACTTCGGAGCGAGTCTCCAGACTACGTACGAAAACGCCTCGGACGAAATGTCCTTGGTACCAGTCGTAGCCACAAGACTCACGGAACGAGCCAGTATTGAATGACTTGCCACCATTCACCTCAAACCCAAGTCGCGTTATTAAGGAAACAACAGAATCATATGCCTCGCGGCACACGATAATGTCGTCTCCGAAAACACCGAACTGGGTCTCAGGACAGTGCGAGGGCAGACCCTTCGCCTGATACACAGCACGAACCGCACACGCGAAGATGATTGTTTGCAGTGGGAACGTAAAACCGTTACCCATCGTACTCACCATCTTTAGAACCTCTTCAGAGCCGTCTGGAAGAACGGTACTGTCGCAACGGAAAGCCCTTATGAACCCCAAAAGGTTCCTAGGTACGATCTGCTGGACGAGGCTCCACGAAATGCTGTCGCTAGCGCTGACAAGATCAATAGTTCCAAAAGAACCGTCGATACTGCCAAGTCTAGCAAGCTCCCGATTATAAGTCGGCTGCTTATCGAGAGTAATCCCGAAATGCAGTTTTAACCTATGCTCGAGGAATGCTCCTAGGGCCTTCTGAAACAACATATTCAGTAAAGGCTCCGTACAGCAAGTGCGCGAGATCTCACTCGTCTTTGGGACGAAGAATAAACGATTACCTTCTACTATCTGCACTCCGAAATCCTGGGATCGGAGCCGCTCAGCGGCCGACCAGAACTCTGAGTGACAGATAGCCGCCCTATAAAGGGCAACCAGGTACGGGTGCGTCGCAGTAAGATCAGACTCAAAGAGCTTCGTATAGAAGCTCTCCGAGTTAACCTTAAGGGACGCACCCGGTCCTACGTTGAAGCTAGACCTCATAAAGTCGAGGTCAAAGTTAACGTCGGAGACATCAAAGTCGAGAACCTTGCGAATGTTGTCTCGGAAGAGACTCCATAAGTAGGCATCTACTTCGCTCTGCGCGTCAAAAGCGAACGACGATCCGATTGACGAGTTAATGCGCCTGAATTTCTCCAGGGCGCGTTCATCCGCCATCTTAGCGTTACCGCTAGGTGACAGCTTCTTATAGAAACTGTTGCGCAGAGAAAGAGCTCGAACGGTTTTGACATCCATGTCAGAAGACGTGAAGTCATGCCAAGAGCTCCAATGTTCCAGGTCGTGAAGGAGCAAGGAATGTATCATTGCATAATCTTGCATCAGATTTCCTTGTAAAGGTTCTTCAACCTAGCGTTTCAGCGGATCGTTCTGTCGATAGACAGAGGCAAACATGGACTCCAAGCGCTGTGAAGTGCTTGAAAATCCAAACTTGCTTTGATCCTGAGTCTTTTCAGTCTCAGGCTCTACGACGCCAATAAGCTTCGTCTCTGGCGCCTTGAGAAGAGCCGGGATTTTATCCCCGGCCCCAATCTTGGCCCTGCTTCGAAGAAAGTTAAGGTCTTCTTCGAGTTTACGACTTTTAGTCATATACTCGACAAGTGCCCCAACGACAACATCGAAATACCCGCAAGCGATTTCTCGCTGCTTGTAGCTCGAGCTGTACTCAGCGATCTCTCCGGTCATCTCTTTCTCGTTATCGAGAAAATTACCGAGATGAAGGATAGCGTCGGTGACTTCAACGTTGTTGGTTTCATTAGTCATATGCATTGCACCCTATCGGGTGACTCCTGTAGTGGCTAAATCTAAACCAGAGTTCTCTGAGGATTCAGAGGATGCCCTGGACACCCGTGTCGCCCAAACCTGAAGAGGTTTGGGTAAGACTGCCGATATGCATCGACAGCGCGGCACGGATATTTGCAGCATCCGCTGTATCTGAACCAGCCGGGAGCTCAAGGATCGTCGTAATGACGGCATTCTTGAACGCCTGGCCGGCCAGAGGAAGAACTCCCTTCCTGGTGATGAACTTGTACGTGTTGTAAGGCACGCGCTTGAGCACACCAGTGACCGGATCCACCGGAGCGAGGGCTTGGGTTGCCTTCGGACGGAAGACCGACGTCGTGAAAGGAGCAGCAACTGTGTGCGTTGTAACACCAGCTTGCGTGCCGCCCAGTGCGGTAACCGCCCACTGCTTACTGTTCGTGTCCGGCGGAGTGTCGGCCACGATCGTGTAAGTAGGGGAAGTAAGCCCGGTTTGAGCTGCCCCCGTAACGGGGGTCGTAAGTGCAACGGTCATTTAATTTCCTCTCGCTAAAAGCGATTGAAGGTTAGGTGATAACGCGAAGTTGCTAGAGCAGCAATGTTGGCCCACTTAAAAGAACTCCCGGGTAGGGAGAACTCTATATGTGGGATTTCAAGGTGACTCAGCACCTCACGCGCCATGGTAGACTTGACTACTTCGGTATAACACGATTTACCATCCGCGTCAATGAAGTTGTAAAACGGCGGGTTAAAGACAGTCATAAGGATATACGGCTCAAAGAAAACCGAGCACGTAGTCCTAATACGAGTTGTCCTTATCTGCCATTTCACATTCGCCGTATTTGTAAAAGCTGAGTTGATGATGTCTCCGACGTTGGTAAAATAATCCAACAGGAAACTCCATGGTGTCAGCTCGTACAGGGTAGGCACGAAGTTCTCCAGGGTCAAACCTGAGAGCCTCCGCATGCGGTCCACTGAGTTCGTTGGACCGCTCGGAACCATCAGCAAGCCCACGATGTATTGCACACCGTAGGTTGTCTGTGTGTCTTTCACACCCGCAATTCTAATAGCAGTGCTATTGTTGTAGGTGTTAGTAAACCCGACAGACTCTGACGGGAAGTCCTCTTCCTGGTAAGATCGCACGCGAGTGCGATTCTCATCCGGGAGGATTATTCTCCCAATGGTTTCAGCTATATCCTTACTGTCTTGTATAAGGGGCTTCCATCCAAAGGAGGACTCCAACCAAGTACCTGCTATAACATCTTTCCAGATGTTCAATTTCTTTGCTACCGGCACGCGCGATTTAATTACTGACTCCTTTCTTTTTCTTAGGAGTCGATCGTAATTCGCGAGTCCGTCACGCAGAGCGCTAGCAGGCCGCTTGATCATCCGAATCGCTTCTCGCAGCTCACCAAAGAACTGCAAGCCGTTCATGTGGGAAGACTCTTGACGAATCTTCTTATACAAACGGGTGAGCGCTTCACCGTCAACTTTAGAAGCATTGTAACTGCCATGAGAGTAGGCAATGCGTCCACCGCTTATGGCGGCGTACCCCGAGACTCGTTCATACGCATGGTTTGGACCAGTGGTCTGACCTTCGTATGTAAAGTCCGTGGTATGTAAGACCGCAAAACCAGGGTCTTTGGCAATCACAACATAACTGTCGCGAGAATAGTTAGAGCCGGCTTGATCTCCGGCCTTCACTATCTTCCTCCAGTCCTTGACCGCACTACCAACTTTCACATCAGGGATCGGCGCAATATCACCCGGAGGCGGCACACTAAAGTTTGCCGTATTCGGTGTGAAGAACGCATATCTAGATGTGGTTTTGGTGTAGGCCATGTTTACTCTTCCTGTGGAG